TGAAACTGCAAGGTTTGAGTGATTATAATCCCTTGAATGTGATTAGAAATTTAAATGAAACTTTAGATGCTAGCAAGAACTTCTTTGGCAGGGCTGACAATATGTTAGGTGCTGCTACAGAGTGCTTGGAAAGAATGAAAGTTACATTATTTGGACAAGAGGTTCAGGGATTGTTACTCAAATTGACTAAGATCATTGCTAATGCCTTTATGGCAGAAAGAAAATTAATATTGTATAATTTAATACTTAACACATTTTTAGAATTTGGGAGTACCGTATATAATAGTTTATTATGCGCGATGAATATAGATACTGTTTTACAATCAGGTATGACTGATATTATTAGTATTACTGCTTTTAAGAAGTATGTATCTGATAATGGTCAAGTCAGTGCTCTGGTTGTAACCTCAGTTATTAGTATGATATTTTTAACCTTATTTGGTATCCCAAGTGGCAACTTAGATAGTATTATTAAAATAGTAGGGCAGAGAGCACGATCTCTTAAAAATATTTATGATTTTTCCCAGGTGGGTAATAAGATGTTCGAGAGTATAGGTGATACATTAATGTATTACGTTTTTGGATGTACTAAGACCCCCGAGCTTGATCAGTATGTCTCCGGTTATAAGGAGTGGACTGATGAAGTTATGGGATTAGGTGATGTCACCAACAGTTTGAGTGTTCGTCTAGAAAAAGACGATAAACTAGTGCTTAAAATAGATAAATTGTATCGCCAAGGTGTTGCCTATGCTAGTGTCATAGGTAACATCAAAGGCAGACAAGAAGTAATTTTACATTATAATAGAGTATTTAAAATTATAGAGGAGGCTCGCAAGCTATGCGACTATACTGGAGTTTTCGGTAATAAACCTCGTGTCAAACCTTTAGTTGTTCAACTATTTGGCGAGTCTGGGGTAGGAAAGTCTGGTATGAGTTGGCCATTGGCTTGTGACCTTAATATGTTATTTTCAGATAATGTTGCAACAGCTAAAAACTTTGCACAAGAGATATATTCAAGAAATACTGAACAAGAATTTTGGGATGGTTATGCTGGACAGAATATTGTGGTGTATGACGACTTTGGACAAAGAGTAGATAGTGGTAGTTCACCCAATGAAGAATTTATAGAACTAATTCGTGCTGCTAATGTAGCGCCTTATGCTTTGCATATGGCCGAATTATCAGAGAAAAAGAGAACTAAGTTTATATCGAAAGTTATATTGTTATCTCAGAATGTCATTAACCTCAATGTCACGTCCTTAACTTTTCCTGATGCTTATAGGCGAAGGATAGATATATGTGGCAAAGTAATCTTAAAGAAAGA